TTTCCGGGGCTTGTTACACCGGGGTTTGTTGCAGATGCAGAACCATACTTAGTACCGTATGAGCCGAAGAATGGGATGTTCATTGACTTGTAGATCTTGATGCCTGCAATTTCAATGATACCTTGTCCTGACTGTAGTGCAGTACCTTGTGTATCTCTGTTGATAAGACCGTTAGAACCAACACCTTGTATTAATTCGTAGTACTGTCTTGGGTTCAACACAGCAACACGTCCTTCAGAGCTTACTCCTTTCTCGTCTAGTGCAGCAGCTGCATCGTAGAAAGCGTTGATTAGAGAAGCTGGAACGTATGCGTCAGATGCTTGGTTGTTTGTACCAACTCTGATCTGTGTTCCGCCGGGCTCGACAAAGCCTGACTTAGTGATTGGAGAAGCTTGTCTAGCACCTTTAGCGATAGCTCTAAAGATTAGTCTATCATATTTCTGTGCAAGAGCATATCCAATCTTCTTGGAAATTTCACCACGTAATTCGTAGTGTGCTAGTGTCTCGTCTAGCTCATATACAAACGCAGAACTGATTAATAGGTCGTCGATTGTAATGGTTTTTTCAGCTACTGGAGGTGCACCATCTGTGTTACCTAGTATGCTGTTGCCGGGTACGTGGTACTCAGCTTTTGTGTGTCCAGTGTAGACGAACTGAAGACTCTTACCGTTTGTAAGTGTTCTCTTCATTACAAGGTCTCTAGCGATTGCGTTGTGCTGGAAGCCTTTGAACATCTCTCCACTGAACAGCTTTAAATACAGGGCTCTAGCGTCGCCTGTACTATTCGATTGACCCGGGCGTGTAAGAGCCGTGGTCAACGTACTATTCTGTTGAGCCATTGATATGGATTAGTAAAGATTGATATTGCTTAGTACTAATTTTTCTCGAGATTGTTTGTGGTCTATCCCACCGTCTAGACGGCATGAG